GGCCAGCGTGCGACTACAGCAACAAGCAGCGCGGCAACGGCGCGGGACGTGCAATAGATGGATAACATTCCTCCGCCTATAATTCAGCGGCATGGCCGCGTCGATGTGCTGCGTGACGACCTGATACCGGGCGGGACCAAGACGCGCGCGCTGGCGCTAGATGGCGCATCCGAGTTCGTTTACGCCTCGCCGGTCGCGGGTTATGCGCAGATCGCCCTTGCCATCGCCGCGCGGAAATACGGGAAGCGGGCGACCGTCTTTTGTGCCCAGCGCAAGGAGATGCACCCAAGGACGGCAGAGGCGCAGCGTGCCGGTGCCAGAATTGTGCAGGTGCCATGCGGATACATGACAGTCGTGCGGGCGCGGGCGCGCGAGTACTGCGCTATTAGCGGCGCCCGGTTCATGCCATTCGGATTCGATACGCCGCAATTTATCGCAGCGCTGACCGGCGTGGCGCGCGGCCTTGGCATATCGCCGCCCGAGGTCTGGACTGTGGCGGGAAGCGGTGTTCTGACGCGCGCGCTACAGACGGCCTGGCCTGCCGCTGTGTTCCATGCCGTGCGGATCGGTGCCGTGCCTGATGCTGGCCGCGCCGCAGTAGTCGTGGCACCGGAAAAATTCGATCAGTCTGCAAAATTGCCGCCGCCGTTTCCATCGTGCAGCAATTACGACGCGAAGGCGTGGCGCTTCATACAGCGACACGCCGTGCCTGGTGCACTTTTCTGGAATGTGGCGGCATGAGAAAACCAAACGCGATACCGGGGGGGGGCGCTATGCCGCTAGACCGGGCGAAGAAAGAAGCCACCGCAGGGCAGGACGGAGACGCAGGAAGCGGCACCAGCATCTTTGACCCGGTGCTATGCGAGATCGCTTACCGCTGGTTCTCGCCTCCCGGCGGTCTGATACTTGACCCGTTCGCCGGGGGCAGCGTGCGCGGCATCGTGGCGGCGCGCCTCGGGCGCGAGTATCTCGGCATCGAGCTGCGGCCCGAGCAGTTGGCGGCGAACCGCGTGCAGGCCGACCGGATCTGCGCGAACGGCGTGACACCGGCCTGGCTGGAGGGCGATGCGCGCGACCTCGCCACGCTCTGTCCAGACGTTGCGGCCGACCTGATTTTCTCCTGTCCGCCCTACGCCGACCTTGAGGTCTACTCTGACGACCCGCGCGACCTCTCGACGATGCCCTATCCCGACTTCCTCGCCGCCTATCGCGGCATCGTCGCCGCTTGCGTCGAGCGGTTGCGCGACGACCGATTCGCCTGCTTCGTCGTCGGCGACGTGCGTGACCCGAAGGGCTTCTATCGCGGGTTCGTGGGCGATACCGTGCGGGCTTTTGAGGACGCCGGGGCAAGGCTCTACAACGAGGCGATCCTAGTGACGGCAGTCGGCTCGCTGCCGATCCGCGCAGGCCGCGCCTTCGACTCGGGCCGCAAGCTCGGCAAGACGCATCAAAACGTGCTGGTCTTCTGTAAGGGCGACCCACGCAAGGCGACCGAGGCGATCGGCCTCGTTGAGTTCGGGCAAGGCGACGACGTTCCCTCTGGAGATGAACCGTGAACGTCCTGGACGCCTACGCCGCGGCGGTGGTCGACGGCCTGGTGCCGGCGGGGAAGTGCGAGCCGGTGGAAACATGAGCAGAAGATTGAATCTGGCTGGACATCGGTACGGGCGCTTAGTAGCGGTCTCCGTCGCCGACCCTGGTGGACGCTGCAAGCACGCCCGCTGGGTCTGTCAATGCGACTGCGGGAATACAGCCGTGGTGCGCAGCAGCGATCTAATTCGGACAAGGAGCTGCGGTTGTATTGGTCGAGAGACCCTGGGTAAACGGGCAGAGGCCCAGCTCGGTCCATTGAATCCAAACTGGAAAGGCGGCGCCCGCAACAAGGACGGTTATGTGGTCGTGCGTGTGGATGGCCGACATCTGATGCAGCACCGGCTGGTCATGGAGCAACTTCTGCGTCGTCCTCTGCTGGCTACCGAGACGGTGCATCACAAGAACGGCAATCGCTCCGACAACAGGCCCGATAATTTGGAGCTCTGGACTACTCGCCACTGTGGAGGTGGGAGAGTGTCGGACCAGGTTGAATGGGCGCGTGGAATCTTGGCGCAGTATGGCTACTTGTTCTAATCCAATCGATGAATATGCGCGGTCAGTAGTTGATGGCCGTGTTGGGGCGGGCAAATACCACCGCCTGGCGTGCGTGCGGCATCAGCGCGATCGGGCCCGGGAGAACACGCCGGCGTTTCCCTTCCGGTTCGACCTGGCGAAGGCTGAGCGGTTCTTCCGCTTCGTCGGCCTACTGAAGCACTATAAGGGCGAGTGGGCCGGGCAGCTCATCGTCCTGCAGCCCTACCAGCTCTTCCGTCTCGGGTCGATCTTCGGTTGGGTGCACGTGGAGACCGGCCTGCGGCGCTTCCGCACGTCCTACCATGAGATCCCTCGCAAGAACGGGAAGTCGCTCGAAGCGGCGGTCGTGGCGCTCTACCTGACGTTCTTTGACGGGGAGGCCGGCGCCGAGGGCTACACCATCGCCACCAAGCGCGACCAGGCGCGCATCGTCTGGGGCGACGCCCGGCAGCTCGTGCTGTCGAGTGGACTCAAGGCCAAGGTCGCCGTCCAGGTGGCGAACCTGCACGTGGACGCGACGGCGTCTAAACTGGAACCACTCGGGGCCGACCACGACTCGACGGACGGGCTGAACCCGTCGCTCATCATCGTCGACGAGTTCCACGCCCACAAGACGCGTGGCCTCATCGACGTCATGGAGACGGCCACCGGCGCGCGCCGGCAGCCGCACAATTTCCAGATCACCACGGCCGGCGACGATCCGATCAGCCCGGGCGGCGACCAACACGACTACGCCTGCAAGATCCTCGATAGCGTCCTGGTCGACGAGAGCTTCTTCGCGTTCATCGCCCATGCGGACCTCGAAGACGACTGGCAAGCCGAGGCCACCTGGCGGAAGGCGAACCCAAATTATGGCGTTTCGGTGAACCCGGAGGACATGCGCGCCCTGGCGCTCAAGGCCAAGTCGATGCCGGCCGCCGCGGCCACGTTCAAGCAGAAGCGCCTCAACCTCTGGGTGAATGCAACCGCGCCGTGCCTCTCGGTCGAGGGCTGGCGCGCCGGGCAGTCGGCGTTACCTCGCGCAACCTCGCGCGACGCGCTGTTACATGAGCGGTGCTACATCGGCATCGACCTGGCGTCGAAGATCGACCTCTGCGCCCTGTCGCTGGTGTTCCCGCCGACCGAGACACGGACGCGCTGGCGCGTGATTCAACATATTTGGACGCCAGAGGACACGGTCAAGGACCGGTCGCACCGGGATCGGGCGCCCTACGACATCTGGGTGGCGCAGGGTTGGCTGCTGACCACGTCGGGGTCGCGCATCGATCACCGGGTGGTCAGAGACGCCATTGCCGCGGCGAAGACCCTGTACCAGATTGAGTTGATCGGGTTCGACCCGTGGCACGCCGACACGCTCATCGACGAGCTCGTGCGCGAGGATGGGTTCGCGGCCGACCGGGTGCTTGCCGTACCGCAGACCTATCAAGGCATGAGCTCAGCCTGCCTGCGGATGCAGGCGGAAATCCTCGACGGCAAGGTCGACACCGGCGGGTGTCCGGTCACGGCCTGGGCGGTCAGCAATGCCGTAGCGAACCGGGACGGGAAAGATAATCTGATGTTCGCCAAGGGCAAGAGCCGCGGACGGATCGACCCGCTCATCGCCATGACGATCGGCATGGCGCTCTGGCTGCGCGTCCCGGTGCCGGTCGAACCGGCGTATCAGATGCTGGTGCTGAAATGAGCGACGACGACCTGCTCGCTGGTCGTGGTCCCTGTCCGGCTGGCCCAGACGGCATCCAGGGCGTCGACGGTATTCCAGACACACCGCCGGCTCCGAAGCCGAAGCGAGGACGCCCGCGCTGCACCGAGGAGGTCCTCGGGTCCGTGACCGTGCATCTGCCGACGACCGCCCACGATCGCATCATCGCGCTTGCGTCTGCGCGTCGGCAGAACGTCTCCGAATACCTCCGCGACGTGATGATCCAGCTCTTCCTCCGGGGCTAGTCGGCAATTTCAGACAGGAAAATAGGCGGCCCTTCCCGTGCCACGGATAATCTGGCGCGATGGACCGTGCCTATTCGACGTTCACGATCAAGGCCGTCGACGACGATCAACGCATTATCGACGGCATCGCGTCCACTCCCTTCCCCGATCGGATCGGTGACGTGCTCGATCCCAAGGGCGCCACATTCGCCCTTCCGATCCCACTGCTCTGGCAGCACAACGCCGCCGAACCGATCGGGCACGTCACCCACGCGAAGGTCACGACGGACGGCATTGCCATCCGCGCGCAGATCGCGAAGGGCGTCTTGCCGCGCATCGACGAAGCCTGGGCCCTCATCAAGAGCGGCCTCGTGCGCGGCCTCTCCGTGGGCTTCCGCGCGCTTGACGCCGAGCCGATCCCTAACTCCTTCGCCGTCAAGTTCAAAGCCTGGGAGTGGCTCGAACTCAGCGCGGTCACCATTCCGATGAACGCGCAGGCCAGTATTCACACCGTCAAACAGTTCGACACCCCGCCCGCCGCGACAGGCGCTGGCGGTGGCGTCGCCTCGCTCACCGCGCCCGGCGCTACGGGCCTTCGCCTGACAAGGCAGACCAGTATGAAGACCGCATCCGAGCAGATCACCGACTTCCAGGCGTCGCGGACGCCGAAGGCCGCGCGCATGACCGACATCATGCAGAAGGCCGTGAACGAGGGACGCACCCTCAACACCGACGAATCGACCGAATACGACGGCCTCGCGGCCGACGTAAAGTCATACGATGACCACATCGGTCGCCTCAAGGCGTTCGAGACCATCCAGGCGACCACGGCCGCGCCCGTCACCGACGCCCGCGTGCCGCAGTACGTCGAGGTCAAGGCGCCGACGCTCCCGCCCGGCATCGAGTTCGCCCGCTACGCGATGTGCCTGATGGCCGCGCGCGGCAACACCTCGCAGGCGCTCGAGATCGCCAAGCAGCGGTATCCCAGTCAGGGCCGCGTCCACGCCATCCTCAAGGCTGCCGTCGCCGCGGGCACCACGACCGACCCGACCTGGGCCGGCGCGCTCGTGCCCGACTACCCGGCATTCGCCGGCGACTTCGTGGAGTTCCTCCGGCCACAGACCATTCTCGGTAAGTTCGGTCAGGGCGGCGTGCCCAGCCTCCGCCGGGTGCCGTTCAACATCCGCATTGCCGGGCAGACCTCCGGCGGGACCGGCTACTGGGTCGGCCAGGGCGCGGCGAAGCCCCTCACCAAGTTCGACTTCGAGACCGTCAAGCTCGGCTGGGCGAAGGTCGCGAACATCGCGGTCCTCACCGAGGAGCTCGTGCGCTTCTCCTCGCCCGCGGCCGAGAGCCTCGTGCGGGACGGCCTGGCGGCGGCGCTCATCGAACGGCTCGACATCGACTTCATCGATCCCGCGAAGCCGCTCGTGCCGGACGTCTCGCCGGCCAGCATCACCAACGGCCTCATCGCCGGCACCCCGAGCGGCACCGATGCCGCGGCCGTGCGGACCGACATTCAGACGCTGCTCGGCAGCTTCATGCTCGGCAACCTCAACCCGACCTCGGCCGTCTGGATCATGCCGAACACCGTTGCGCTCGCCATCTCCCTGATGACGAACGCACTCGGGCAGCCGGAGTTCCCGAGCATCACCATGACGGGGGGCACCCTGAAGGGCATCCCGGTCATCACGAGCCAGTACGCGGTTCTGGGTGGCAGCCCGGACGGCAACCTGCTCATCCTGGTCAACGCCTCCGACATCTACCTGTCGGACGACGGCCAGGTGGTCATCGACGCGAGCCGCGAGGCGTCGCTCGAAATGGCCGACAACCCGGCGAACTCGGTCGCCACCGGATCGCCCTCGGCGCCGGCGCCGACGAACCACATGGTCTCGCTCTGGCAGACGAACTCGATCGGCCTGCGCGCCGAGCGGTTCATCAACTGGGCGCGCCGCCGCGACGAAGCGGTCGCCTTCCTCGAGAACGTCCAGTACTCCGCATAGTCGTTCCTTGCGCGGCACCAGGTCGTATGGACCTGGTGCCGCGATTCCCAGTGAGGTAGTCCGATGGCGATGACCAGGGGCCTCTACTTGCCGGTGGGAGCCATGGTGGCGTTCGGCATTCCACCCACGGACGGCGTGACCGGGGTGGGAGTGTTGCCGCGCGGCACCCTCTATCTCGCCATTGACAGCACGCTCTACATCAATCGCGGCACCAAGGCCGACCCGCACTGGGTCACCGCCGGCACCATGATCGGCTTTGAGCCGGACTAGCGATGGCGATGATCCCGATGCGGGCCCTCGTGCCGTTCACGCACGAGGGCACGTCCGTCAAGCGCGGTGACCAGATCGCCGTGGCGGCCCCGACGGCGGCCATCCTGCGGTATCAGCACAAAGCCGACTTCGTGACCATCACGGTCACCCCCGAGCCCGCGCGCAAGCGGCGGACCTACAAGCGCCGCGATCTCCAGGCGGAGTCCTAATGGACATCCCCTTGCTTGGCCTGACCATCACGCGCACCAAAGCGGCGGGTCCCCTGGCGTCGGTCGAAAGCCGCGGCGGGTGGTGGCCCATTCTTCGCGAAAGCTACGCCGGCGCCTGGCAGCAGAACGTCGAGGTGCGGCTCGAGGACGTGCTGACCTACAGCACCGTCTTCGCCTGCATCTCGCTCATCAGCTCGGACATCGCGAAGATGGGCCTCCGGCTGATGCAGAAGGGCGCGGACGGCATCTGGAGAGAAGCCGAGATCGCCGCCTTCTCGCCCGTGTTGCGCAAGCCGAACCACTACCAGACGCGGATCAAGTTCATCGAGCAGTGGCTCATCAGCAAGCTGGTCCACGGGAACACCTACGCGCTGAAGCAGCGCGATGGGCGCGGGGTGGTGACGGCGCTCTACATCCTCGACCCCACGCGCGTGCGCCCGCTCGTGGCGCCCGATGGGTCGGTGTTCTACGACCTGAAGCGTGACGACCTCTCGCAGCAACCTCAGCAGCAGATCGTGGTGCCCGCGCGCGAGATCATCCATGACGTGATGGTGGCGCTCTACCACCCACTCATCGGCGTTTCCCCGATCTACGCCTGCGGAATGGCGGCGGTGCAAGGCCTCAAGATCCAGGGGAGTTCGACGGCGCTCTTCGCGAACGGCAGCAACCCGGGCGGCGTCCTGACCGCCCCGGGCGCCATCAGCGACGCGACGGCCGTGCGTCTGAAAGCCTACTGGGACACGAACTACACCGGCGCGAATGCGGGCAAGGTGGCGGTCCTCGGCGACGGACTGAAGTTCGAGCCGATGATCATGAAGGCGGTCGACGCGCAGCTCATCGAGCAACTGAAGTGGACGGCCGAGTCGGTCTGCTCGTGCTACCACGTGCCGCCCTACATGGTCGGGGTGGGCGCTGCGCCCACGTACAACAACATCCAGGCGCTCAGCACCCAGTATTACACCCAGTGCATCCAGAGCCTGGTGGAGTCGCTCGAACTCGTTCTCGATGAGGGCCTCGGCCTCGGGCCGTCATTCAGCAATGCCTACGGGACCGAGTTCAACGTCGACGACCTGCTTCGGATGGACGCGGCGACGGCGATGGACACCATCAGCAAGGGCATCGGCGCCGGCGTGATGAAGCCGAACGAGGGCCGCTTCCGGCTGAACCTGGGGCCCGTCCAGGGCGGCGACACGCCGTACCTGCAGCAACAGAACTACTCGCTCGCCGCCCTCGACCGTCGCGACACGGCCGAGCCGGCGCCGGCGTCGACGGTGCGGGCGCCCGCGGCCAGTGACGAGGACCCGCCGGAACCTGACGACAAGGACACAGCGGACGAGGACGCCACGCCCGCCGAGGACAGCCGGGACGAAATGGCGGCGTTCGAGGGCGCGATGTTCCGTCGCGTTGCGGAGCCTTCCTATGGCATTTGACCCTGACCGCTTTGCCGACATCGTCGCCAAGGCCATCGACATCCGCCTGGCGCCCGTGCTGGCCCGGCTCACGTCGATCGAGGCGCGCCCGCTCGTCCCTGGCCCGCCGGGCATCCCAGGGCGTGACGGCCTGAACGGGAAGGATGGCGTCGACGGCCAAACCGGCCGCGACGGCGCGTCGGGCCTGAACGGGAAGGATGGCGCCGACGGCCAAACCGGCCGCGACGGCGCGTCGGGCCTGAACGGGAAGGATGGCGTCGACGG